TTGCCGGAGGATCTTTAGGGTTTGGTGTTGTCGCTGGCGCGACAGGGATTGCAGCGACGCTTGCTGCGGCTGCCGGAACTGTCGGTATCGGATTGTTGCTTACTGGCACCGCACAGTTGCTTGCGCCCCAGCCAACTGTTCCCAGTATTGGAGATGGAGGCAGAGGCAATGGTGGCGGAGATAGAACTTCTCCAGGTGAAAACACAAATGCAACTGGACCGCAGGGTGTGTCACGCGCCACATCTGGTGAGCAGTCATACGCCTTTTCTGGCCCTGCGAACACTGTGGGTGTTGGAGCGACAGTGCCTCTTGTTTACGGCAAGCTTTTGATCGGAAGCCACATGATTTCGTCAAAGGTAGAAGTGACAAGCGAAAGCAATCCGACTGGTGCGTTTTTCTTGCCACCGGGCAGGGGCACGATCACTGTCAATGGAGAGAAGCCTAGATTTAAGTTTGAAGTTCTGAACGGCTTAAGAACACGGCGGTGGTTTACCCATCAAGTCAAGCTTAAGAATCAACAGTCCTCAAATGGTCGCTTCAAAAAAAGGAAGAGGAGCGATCTTCTGTTTTTCAACGTTGGAGAAATTGATAACGTTAGCACTTATAAAAATTACGACAGCGATGAGTCAGAATTTGGCAACTTCCAGCTTTTCCTTGAGCTTGATCGAGGTTTAAGCCGTGTGGTCGGAAGCCAGCTTGTGCCTGCGTTTGTGACCTATGAAATCACTACAACAAAAGAGAACTACACCGGTGAATCTCCTGTCTTTACGCGAGTGCGCGCCACGATTCAAGGACTGCTCAGAAAGACAGATAATTACAAGTGGTGTCACGCCTTTACCTATGGAGAAACTGGCATTGAGGACAGTGACACTGTTGTTCGACTTAAGATGCAAATTATTGATACAGACGCCGATAACAAAGGTGGACGCATCAAGATTCGCGGCGCTGGTTATGAAATGTTCCGCGACAAGAAACAGAATTTCACTGATAACCTTGTAACGGAGACAGAGACGTAATGGGCCTTAATTCTGAGTCTGTAATTAAGATCGTTGATCTTCTGTGTGAAGGTCCAATCGATGGCATCGAGGGTAATCGCAAAGGCGTTTTCCTTGATGAATCACCGCTCGCAGCAAAAACTGGGCAAAATTTAGTCAGAAAAAGCCATTGCTCTTACGAGCTACGGCAAGGGGGGCGTGAGCAAAGCTATTTGCCACAAGCAAAGGGGAAAACCAGCAACGTCATTAACGTAAACAAAGAGGTAGGCAGTGGTTATGAGGAGATCTTGAATAAAGACGGCAATCAAGTTAAGAGACGAAAGTATGGAGCAGGCCATCAGATCGTTCAAATCACCGATACCGATGTGGACAGCGTTGATTTGATTTTCACAATCCCGCGTCTTTTTTCAACAGCTCAAGAAGGGCTGGTAAAGGGCCAGTTGTTTGACGCTCAAATCTTTTTTGATGTGTCTATCCAAGATGTAGGCAGCGGCACTGCTTTTAAGACAGTCAAGAAGACAGCGGTTGATGAAGTCAGCGAAGATTTCAAAGGCGGCGGAAATAATGTTTTCTACATTGAAGGCATCAGCACTAGCAACTATCAATATCAGCTAAGCGGCATCGAATTACAAGGCAAGGGGCCTTGGAACATTAAGGTTCGTAAGTATCCACAAAGCAAATACAGAGGTGAGATCCCTCACACTCGCAAGAATTCTGGGGACATTGATCAAGACATTTTCAGGGCATCCTTTAAAGAGTTTGATGACATCAGTAAGAGGACGCCATTAAAGGATGGTCGTGCTAACACCTTCGTCTGGTCTTCTGTTGTAGAGCACGTTGACATCAGGACTGCTTATCCATTTTCGGCTTCGGCATGAGTATCTCAACCGACGAGTTTCAGACATTGCCGACCAGAGCATATTTAGTCAAAGGCAGAAAAGTTCAAGTTCCTCACAACGCTGTGCCGAGAGCAGACGGAAGTTTGGTGTTTAACGGCAATTTTAATGGGACGTTAGGAGCTGCAGTATGGACAACGTGTCCTGTTTGCATTTTCTACGATTTGCTTGTAAACGAGCGTTATGGCGCAGGACATTTCATCGACAAAAACAATTTGAGCTGGGTTGATCTTTACCCCTTGGCGCGGTATGCAAACGAGCTTATTGATGGTGAGCCGCGTTTTGCCTGCAACGTTCAAGTGTCATCGCAAGCGCAGGCATTCACCGTTTTGCAAGATTTTGCCAGCATATTCAGAGGGATGATGTATTGGCAGTCAAACACTATCCAAGTGACTGCAGATCACGGCAACCTTGACGGCACTGACGTTGATCCTGTTCATATCTTTTCGAACTCTGGAGTAATCAATGGAGCTTTCAGCTACAGCGGCTCCTCATTAAAGACTCGTAGTACAAGCATCAAAATCCGTTATAACGATCCAGATAATTTTTACAAACCAAACGTTATCTGTATTGAAGACGCGGCTTTGATCGCAAAGTACGGCTATCAATCCAAAGAGGTTCTGGCTTTTGGCTGCACGTCCAAAAAGCAAGCCAAACGCATGGGGCGTTGGATGATGAAATCAGAGGAGCTTGATGCAAACACGGTGACGTTTGTTGTCGGCCTCGATGGCGCTCTTGTGTTCCCTGGGCAGGTCTTTGCAGTACAGGACGAGATGCGCGCTGGTCAAAGGTTGTCTGGCCGGATCAGCAGCTCAACAACAACTTCAATCGTGGCAGACCAGTCGATAACTGTGCCAAGTGGCACGAATCCAACGCTGACGTGTGTGTTGAACAATGGAACGGTAGAAAGCAAGGCAATTAACACAAGCGCGTCGAGCGGAACAAGCGTTGCGGTAACTTCAGCCTTTAGCGAAACTCCGCTTGCAGGTGCCATTTTTTCCATTGGCACTGATAACGTCAAAGAACAAAAATTCAGATGCCTTTCTGTTGCTGATAATGGTGATGGAACGTTTGCTGTTGTTGGCGTTGAATTTAACGACAGTATTTATGCAGCAGCAGACGAGGATGAAGAGCTGGAGTTCATAGACGTGACTAGCTTGGATGAGACGCCTGCTATTCCCATAATCTGATGCCAATTGACTTTCAGCTGATTTCAAAGGACGGCGGCCTGACAAATCGTGGTGTAGCCACTTGGACGAGAGGCACTGGCGGCTTTACTGCTTCTTTCGACGTAAGGCATCGAATAGACAAAGGCACTTTTACCGAGTTCAATACAACTAGCACGTCAGTTGCAGTTGATGGAATCAATCCTGGCTCAATCTTTGAAGTGCAAGTACGAGCGGTTGGCATTGGTTTCCCTGTAAAAAAATCTACTTTTGCAAAAACAACAGCAGTCGCGCCGGCACTTCCTGATCTGGGATCAGACGATGATGGAAAACCACTAACGCAGGTTGTTCCTAACGTCACCAATCTTTCGTTCAGCCCAATTAACGATACGCAAGGACTTCTTAAGTGGAACCCACCTCCAAACGAGAAGCTCAATAATCTTGTAGCTCTAATCAGACACTCAAGCAAGACAGACGGCACTGGTACATTTACCAATGCGGTAAAACTGGCTGAAGTGCAGGCAACTGCGAACTCAGTGACCGTTCCACTGATGAACGGTGAATACATTATCAAGCTCCAGGATCAAACAACCAAAGTCAAAAGTGCTACAGCAATCAGCATCGTCTTAAATATCCCTAGTGCAATTCCTAAACTTTTAATTCAAACAAGGCGTGAAGATACGGACACTCCTCCATTTCAGGGCGAGAAGTTTGGGTGTTTCTACAGCGACGAATACGATGGCTTGGTTTTAGACGGATCAGACACGATTGATGATGTGCTGCTCATTGATGATCTGTCTGAGATGGACTTCATCGGTGAGCGTCTCGCTAGCGGTGAGTATGAGTTTCCTGCCTTGCTGGATTTAGGCGGCAAATTCCAGGCTGAGCTGGATCGCACCATAAATTCACGCGGCCTGTACCCAAGCGACCTGATTGATGATCGCTCGGAGCTGGTCGACGCTTGGAGCGATTGGGATGGAACGTTGGCAGAAGACACCAACGCAATTCTCTACTTCCGCAGTAGCAATGAAGCGCCTGCAGCAGATGACATCTTGCTTGAAGCAACTCCGGACTTCTTTTTGCTTGAAGATGGCGACAAGCTGCTGCAGGAGTCTTCAACAGAATTTGGCGATTGGCGCGTTTTGGAGAAATCTACGTTTGTTGGTCGCACGTTCCAGTTCAAGTGTGAGCTAGAGGCTGAACATCCTGACCAGACGCCATTGGTGGAAGAGTTGGGCTATCAGGTGTCGATTCCATCTCGCACGGAAAGCTCCGCAACGATTGCATCTGGAGCGGGCGCGAAAGCCGTGACGTTCACGAACGCTTTCTACCAGGCTCCCACGGTGGGCATTACGGCTTTTAACCTTGCTAGTGGGGACTATTATGAAGTGACATCCGTCACGCGAACTGGCTTCACGGTCCACTTCAAGAATTCCAGCAATTCATCAGTGGATCGCAACTTCCAGTACGTCGCAGCGGGCTTTGGCTCTGAGCAGACCTAAAAATGGCAGTTCACGACTATATTCTCGCGAATCAAAGCGGTAGCAGCTTCCGTTCGGACCTGAACAACGCATTGGCCGCAATCGTCAGCCAGAACAGCAATGCGACAGAGCCCGCAACCAAGTACGCCTATCAGTATTGGGTCGATACCAGTGCAACGCCTGCGCTGATCAAGCAGCGGAATGCTGCAAATGACGCTTGGATCACTCTGGCAGAAGTTGACGGCCAGACGCTTGCTGCTGATGGAACGAATGCAAAGCCTGGCATCGCGTTCGCTGCTGACATTGATACAGGCTTCA